GATCCTGATATTATTAAACACCCTGCTAATTGTAAATTAATGTTACATAAAGATAATCAAAGTAAGAGAGAAAAAAGTTCAATTTCTATCGAAGAACTTTTAGAAAGAATAAGGAGATGGTGAGTTCGAATCCCACTCCTAACTCCAATGGTGACTGTAGATCAATGGTAGGACCAAGGTTTGTGATTCCTTCAACGAGGGTTCGATTCCCTCTAGTCGCCCCAACATATCAATCACTAATAGGACTGTAGCTCAGTTGGTTAGAGCAAACGGTTGATAACCGTTAGGTCGGCAGTTCAAGTCTGCCCAGTCCTACCATCTTTTGGCCCCGTAGCTCAGTTGAATAGAGCCTGAAGCTTCTACCTTCATTGTCGCAGGTTTGAATCCTGCCGGGGTCGCCAATTATTTCTACATAGTATAAGGCAATTATTAAGGTCCCATAGTATAGTGGTTAGTACGGGAGCTTGTCACGCTTCAGGCCGGATTTCGATTATCCGTGGGACCGCCATTTAAAAATATAAGTAAAAGAGCATATGAAGAAATTTAATTATGATGATTTACAACCTCATGTAGAAATGTTAGTCGATGCATTAGAAAATCGAGGTGCGTGTGCTAGTGGGCTACCTTATGCTAATGGTGTTAAGGAACAAGCTGAACTGTATAGAACTTTATTAGAAAATATTAGAAATAAGTCAATGTCTTTTGAAACCTTATTATATGACCTACAAGATTATAAATCTAAAACATTAGATTTATCGGGTAATAATCAGAGATATAGAATCGAGTCTATTCTCGCTGCTCTTGACACCTATATGATTAAAGAGTATAATAAACATAACCAAATAAGAAAAGATTAGAAAAGCCTTAATAGGAAAAAAGAAATCTTTAGAACACAAGCAAAAAATTAGTAAATCTCTAAAAAATAGAGATAAAGATAAAATACCTAAAGGATATAAAAGAAAATATAAACAGATATGGATTCATAATGGTATAAAAGAAACACGAATAAGTATAAACAGTAACATGCCTGACGGATACATCAAAGGAAGAATCAATTCTCCTGTCGTCTAACTTGGTAGGACATATGACTTTGAATCATAGAATCTTCGTTCGAACCGAAGCGGGAGAGCCATTTTTATTTAATATTGTCTAGGTTCGAATCCTAGTCCCTCAGCCAATTGCCTCGTAGATAAATAATCCGAGAATGCAGTCTATAGCAGCTATGAGAATGCTCCCGCCGAAGCATTGAATATAGATAATCGGCACAGATTTAAGGAAGCGTGGGTGAGCCCGACTTATAAATAATAGTATGTCTATTATGCATAAACACCACATTGTTCCGAAACATATGGGCGGGTCAGACGACCCTTCTAATTTAGTTGAATTATCAATTGAAGATCACGCAGAAGCACATAAAATTTTATTTGAAAAATACGGAAAAATAGAGGACAAACTAGCCTGGTTAGCATTATCAGGTTTAATTTCAAAATCAGTCATATTGAAGGAAATGTATCAAGCAGGCCATTTATGAATATTTCAGTAACGCATATGTTGTTACTAAATATAAGAGTTAACGGGGATGTAAGCTAACGGGAAACCGGCGCCCTTGCACGGCGCATTCGCGAGTTCGACTCTCGCATCCTCCACCAATTTTGTAGTGTATGATTAAGGTAACAAGTACAGCTTATCATAAGCTCGAGGGTTTGAATTCCTAACTCGTGGACAACGAGACACTACATTTGATTTTGTTGCGGGGTAGTAGACCGGAACTACGCTAGGCTCATAACCTAGAAAACCTGGTTCAACTCCAGGCTCCGCTACCAGTTTGAAATGGATGGTTGGTATAAAGGTAGAAAAATTTAGGAGCGTTACCGAAGCGGTTACAACGGCGCTGTCTTGAAAACAGATGGATCTTAACAGATCACGAGAGTTCGAATCCCTCACGCTCCGCCAAATTTGTCTCGCTGGTATAATGGTATTACAGCGGTTTTGTATAAATACTTACATGTACTATTATATATACAAAACAACAAACATTTTAGACGGCAAATATTATATAGGATGTCATCAAACTGATAATATAAATGACGGATATTTAGGCTCTGGAAAGTATTTAAAAAGTGCTATAAAAAAATACGGAGCAACAAATTTTAAATTTGAAATTTTAAAGTACGCTTTTTCCAAAGACGAAATGCTAAAATTAGAAAAAGAACTAGTTACAGAAGAAGTTGTGCGTGATTCAAAATCCTATAATCTTAAAATAGGTGGAAGTGGTGGTAATCCAGGCATAGTAGGGGCCTTTAAGGGAAAACAACATTTAGAAACAACTAAAGAAAAAATAAGAAACGCTTCACTTAAACAAATTACTACGAAAGAAAAAAGATTAAAATGCTCAATAAACAACTGGGCCAAAAAAAATCCAGATGCTCATAAGGCTCATGTAAGTTCTATGTTTAAAGGTAAACCAAAATCTGAAAATCAAAAACGCAAGTTATCTGACGCAAATAAAGGAAATAAATTAGTAAATAATGGAAAAATTAACAAATGGATAAAACAAGATGAATTACCGTTATTTTTACAAAAAGGATGGATATTAGGAAAAAAGCCCCACAAGCATTAAAGTGATGTGTCAGTCTCCAAAACTGAAGAACGCGGGTCGGTACCGTGGTGGGATGCCAATTTTTAGGAGTAAAACAATGCTGACAAAAGTAGAAAAACATACACCAGTAATTTGGTGGGTGATGCGTATTGTAGAAATGATCACTTGTATTTTTATGATTGCAGGAGTGATTCATAACTGGTAAATATCAGTATGAGTGAATTAATCCTTATATCCGACATATATAAGCTCAAAGCCGAAAAAGAAAAAGAGTTAAAATTTTATCAAGAAAAATTAGAAGAACTTAAAAAGAAATTATTCTTTATACAAAAAGAAGTTGAGTTAACTAATTTTATTATTGATTTAATAGAGAGAGAAAAAATACAAGATATCAACGATTTGGTAAAAAGTAAAAAAAGTTGACAATATACCCATATTGCAGTATTATAAGTACGCGACCGTGAGCGGAATTGGAAGACCTCCAAAAAAATCCATTTTGGGATTTGAGGGATGGGGCGCAGTCCTAGACACAGCCCTTGCAGGTTCAAACCCTGCCGGTCGTAAATTTTAGGAATATATGAAGATTACCGACCAAGATCCTAATAGACATAATAATATCCAATATCCAATGGAACTGGGTGGTCAAAAATTTGAACCTGTTAAAATAGAACAGGAAAAAGATAAAATGTTAAGCGTGGCAAATTTAAACGCTCAACAAGAATATAAACGCATAATGGAATCTGCAGAAGTTTTAAAAAAACAAGCAGAAAGTCTTTATCGTAGAGTAGAACTGACAAAGTTAATACATTCTGCCAAATTTAGTTTTAAACCTATTGCTGGAAAAAAATACTGGTTGTTTAAACATTTAAAAACAAAGTTTGTACAGGAACATTATGGTTTAAGTTTATTGGGTCCTGATGATTGGAGTTCAGGCTACCCAAAAGAGTATGAATATATTGCCCATGTAGTTTGCTTAGGTGATCAAACATGGGTAGAAGTTGAGGATGGTTGCCTGAGTGGTTAAAGGAGCAGGTTAACGCACAATTATGATAAATAAATCATATAAGGAAAAATATATGATTTGTGAATTCGGGTGCGGCAAAGAAGCAATTAAACAATTTAAGTCAGGACGATGGTGTTGTAGTAATGCTACAAGTTCGTGTCCTGCAATGAAATTAAAAAATAGAAATAAACTTACAGGAACCTGTGATTGGAAAGAAATTCAAAAAAAGTATAACGAAGGATATTCTCTAGCAGATATTTGTATTTTATTTTCTTTAAGCCATGGTTATTTAAGAGGTGCTATTAATAGAAAAGATTTAATAGTCAGATCAAATAGAGATGGATTAGTGTTATCTAGAAAAAATGGTAAGGGATTTATAAAAGAAGATACTAAAGAAAAAATAAAAATTGAAGCAAGAAATCGTATTATAAAAAGATATGAACAAGGGTGGATGCCAAAAGCAGGAAGATGTAAAAAATATAGATATTATTCCCCTATTGCAGGAGAAGTTTTATTAGATGGAACATGGGAGTTAGCAGTTGCTAAATGGTTAGATAAAAATAAATTTAATTGGAGGCGAAATACAATTAGGTTTCAATATATTAATCTAAAGAATAAAATAAGTTTTTATACTCCTGATTTTTGGGTAGAAGAGTTAAACGGATACCTTGAAATAAAAGGATACGAAACAAAATTAGATAAATGTAAATGGTCCCAATTTACACTACCATTAGTAGTATGGAAGAAGAAGGAATTATACGAAAAAAAAATTTTAATAAAAAAGGAGAGCGGGCAGGACGGTAATGCAGTGGATTGCTAATCCATAGATTGATGAAAATTGATCACAGGGTTCGACTCCCTGGTTCTCCGCCAAATTTGCAGTGAGTTGTGTGTTTCTCGAGATAAACACTTCCACTACAACATCGCTCAACGTTGCCACCGTGTACCAGCGATGTAAAACAAGCCTGAATAGCTAGGGCCGACGAGGCGGTAGCGATTAACGGTGGTCCGAATTTTTTATGTCGCAGTTCCGGTTACTTCAATCTCTCAGTTAAAAGCTGTTGACTGTGTAAAGGATAAGGGAAAGCCGAACCTCCCGGGCAGACTGCGGCGCCAATTTTGTTGACAAATGTTATTTTTGTTTTATAATAGTACTTTAATTGAAAGGAAAACTAATGGAAACTTATAAGCCAGGTCCAAGTTATCGTATGTCACGTCAAGCCAAGCAGATGTTGTCCAGGATTTTAGATCCTGTTGAACGTGCTGCAGCCAAATGGTGTGTTATTCAGAGTGAGTTGCATCTGCAATTCGCACCTAAGCGTAACCCGCTTGATAAGGATCGTT